CGTTCTGCACAACGCCGCTGTTTGCCAGGAAGGCGAACAGCTCGATGCCGATGCCCAGACAATTCCTGACGACGTTCTCGTTGACCACGCCGCCCTGGGTGGGGTCGTACGTAGACAGTATGCTCACGCCTTTGCCGCTGAGCCCGTTGGTCGTACCGCCGGGGGTGCCGCAGTTGTAGATGCGATTCCCATGAACGGTGAAATCGGTCATGCCCGAGGTCCCGCCGGCCAGGTCGCCGATGAGGATGCCGTGGATGGCCGCCAGGTTGACCCGGTTGTACGAGATGTTGACCTCGCGGCTGCCGGAGGCGATGACCGCGTACTCCTTGGCGTTGTCGAGCCGGCAATACTCGATGCAGACCGAGGTCGCGCCCGTGACGCGGATGAGTGAGGCGTTACTCTGCCTGACGGTCTGCTGGCCGTCGAAGCCCAGATTACGGACCGCGCAGTCGTTGCCAGTGATCCGCAGCAGGTCGTTGTTGACGTTCAGCCCCTGCACCAGGCGCGCCTTGCGGTTGCCCGTGCCGCGGATGTTGACGTTCGACGGCTGGGTCAGCGGGCCGTTGCAGTTGTAGATACCGGGGATGAGCACCTCGCCGCCGCCAGCCGCCGAGCAGGCATTGATGGCTGCCTGGATCGTGGCGGTGTCGTCGGCGGTCCCCAGTGGGCCGTACGCGCGGACGTTGAACACCTGCCCACCCTTGTCGACCACCGACATGCCGCCCAGCAGTGAGGCCTGGACCGCATTGGTTGCGTCGGCGAGCTGGTTGTGCAGGTTCGGATGGGTGTCCTGTTCGAGCGTCCCATTCGCAACGTTATTGATGATGTGGTCGGGCCCGCCGGGGAAATTGCTGGGCATCGCTAGGCGTTGCCGGAGATGGCCACGTTCGCCATCAAGCGCGCGTGGCCGGTGCTCGAGATCGAGGCGATCTGGATGGTGATGCGGTCGCCGGGACGGACGCCGGACGAGCCTGGATCAGGCAGCGAGTTCGCGAACTCACCGGTGGACGTGGCCGCCAGCGTGGGCTTGCCAGCCGTGTTGACGGCCCAGATCGACGTGCCGTTGAGCAGCACGTCACCGACGGTATTGCCGCCGCCAGTGCCAGCCGTCACGGCCAAAAACTTGATACCGGTAATCCTTCCGAAGGACACGCACACGCATTCGGTCAGCACCAGGGCCGCGCTGACGGCGGCACTCGAGTAGCCCTGAAAACTGTCGGCGACATTTTTGGCCTGGATTCGGGTACCGGGCATCGGGGGTAAAGCCTCCTGCTCTGTCGTTCAGCGGCGCCGGGCTACCGGGCCTGGCACGGGTTCGGGTTCGGGCATGGGGTCGGGCGCCGGTTCGCCATTCGGCACTTCGTCACCCTCGTCGTCGGGTTCGGGACCTGGGTCGGGTCGACGCGGACCGGCGTAGCCGAGCGCCTGCAGTGTGGCGGCAACAGCCGCGGCGATGGCGTGGGCATCGGTACCGCCCGAGACCACGCCGGTCTGGCGCAGCCCGCTGACGATGGCCTCACCCAGTTGCTGCTGCTGACGGCGGTCGTTGTGCATCACGTCCTGGTGCTGTTTGAGCGCCGTGACCGTGCCAAAGTCGTCACGCCCGCAGAACTCGCATGCGTCTGGTACCTCGAACTCGAGACCCGCGAGCTGCGGGAACTGCGCCGGCCGCGCAGCCCGCCAGCAGCCCGCTGCCTTGGCCGTCGCTGCGCCCGGCCGGCCAGCATGCACCAGGTGCTCTTTCTGCTGACCGACGTGCCGCTCACAGGTGGGCACCAGCGGCGGATGGAGGTGATACCCCATGCTGGTGACCTGCTCGATGCTCAGCTCGTGCGCGCCACCCGCCTGGAACAGCGGCTCGAACGGGTGATCCATGTAATACGCGCTCGAGCCAAACTGGCCGTAGTCGCTCAGCACTTGCCAGCCGCGTTTGATCTTTTTCATCAACTCCATATCGGAGGCATCGCACGCGATGACTTCACCGCCGGGCATACGGCAATAGACCAGCCCCTGGTCGGCGATGACGGCATTGGGCGATTCGGTAGTCAGTGCTTCAGCCATGTCGGCTCAGGCTCTCCTTTTTCTGGCGCGACGTATTCGGTTGCAACGCGGTCGCGCGCAAAGACTGCGGCATATTCCCAGTCGACCTCGTCGGTCATCAGGTGGGGCGCTTTGGGGCCGAAGGTGGGCAGCGTCGAGACGCGCCAGAGCGCGTCGTCGGCGAGTGCCGGTGGTGACGGCTGACCGGGTTTTCTTCTGGCTCTGGGAGGGCGCTTGGGAAAGCCTTTGACCGGCACCACCGGCAGGGGACCGCGCGGCGGCTGATCGCTCAGGCGCACAAACGTCCACCCCTGCTGTGCCAGGCGCGGGATCATGCGCTCGAGCGCCCAGCTCCGTTTTTTTTCGAGCTCGTCTTCGGTCCAGCGAGCGGGCACGCGCACGTGAAACCGCACGACATACGCGCGCTGTTCAGTTTCGGGCCGAATGAGAAAATGCACGCTAGGTAAAGACGACGTTGAACGAGCCGGCCGAGCCGGGCACGCACCACATGCCCGTCTTGGCCGGCACGTCGATCACGAACTCGGTGCCGACCGTGGGCGCGCCGGGCGAGACCCAGACGATGGTGCCCGAGGCCGCGCTGGGGTTGTCGTAGATGGTGATCGAGCCCGTCACCGTCGCGGTGACGACGACCTTCGCGAGACGGCCGCCGCGTGCTTTGACAACCCCGGCGGTGGTGGTGAAGGGGACGTAGTCGGCGCCGGTGTAGACGTTCTGGGACACGCTACTTCACGCAGAGCAGTTTGACCGTCCAGTCGCTCGAGTTGCTCGTGGCGGCCGCGGCCTCGTCGGCTTCCAGTCGTTCGAACATGCCGTAGATACAGTCCATGGAGACCACCCACGCCAGTTCTAGCGGGTCGTACCAGGTATGCGTTGTCGGCTGCCGTTGGATCGCCTTGAAGTAATGCGTCTTGGACCAGAACGCGCCGGTCGCATTCGGCGCGGTGCCCGCGAGCAATTGGCTCTCATAGACATCGGCGCCGTACATCTTGCCGACGCGCGCCTCTTCGACGGCCGTACCGGCCTCGTCCTGGCCGATGTACAGCATGTTGGTGAATTTCTCTAACTTGAGAAAGCCGCTGTACGTGGCTGGCGGGACGACGATGAACCACGGGCGTGGCGCGGCCTGGTTTCGGAGTAGCGTGCGGCCCTGGATGAGGTTGTCGTCGGTGAGCTCAGCGCCGGTGGTGCCGCTCGAGTTGCTCGCCGCCGAGAACAGGCTGGCGGCATCCACGTCCATCTGGCGCGCGAGCGCGTAGGCGCCGGCGATGGTGGTCTCAGAGCGGATGTCGTAGCGCGATTGGATCTCGGCGATGTCCTCAATCCGTTGCGCAATCGCTCGGTGACCATTGCTCATCGGCAGCACGAACTGCTGCTGAGTCTCGGTGATGGTCTGCGGCGTGAGTGGCGTACCCGCCGCCTTGGCGTTGGCGGTCAGGTTGTGCCGGCTCGGCAAGTTGATGGTATTGGCGTGTTGATCGACGAGCGATGACTTGTCATCAAAAAGTGCCGCGATCACGATGTCGAACTGGATCGCGCGGTTCAACTCCGGCGACCAGACCTGATCGATGAAGACGGCGGCGGTCGTAATTGTGACTTCGCCAGCCAAGGTATTGAACCCTCCGCGGAGGGCTTGTTCAGCCCACTTAAGTTAGCTAGCGGCCATTGCGCGCGGCTTCGGTGGCCATCTCGGCGGTGATCGCGTCGATCTGCGCGCTCGAGAGTTTGGCCGCCTCTTTCGGCGACATGGCCAGGTACTGTTCGATCGAGAGGCCGCCCAGTTGGTTGCCCGAGCCATTGCGCGGCTCGGGCGTGGCCTTGCTGCCAACCAGACGCCCGCGCAATCCTTCGACTTCGGCCTCGAGCCGCGCGACCTGATCATCGCGTGCTTTTTTCCCCAGATCGAAGGCGCGTTTGGCGAGCTCGGCCGCCGACGGCGCCGTGTGCAGGCTCTGATAGCCGGTCTCGTCGATGCCGTCGAGTTGTCCGAGCGTTCGGAAATCGGCGGCCATCTCGGAGAGCACCTGCTGCCGCGTGGTCTGCATGAGCGCAGCGGCCTGGCGGTTGCCCGAATACATCTGCAGGATGCCCTGGCGGGCGCGGTCCTGCGTCGCGTAGTCGGGTGAGGCCAGTTCGTTGAACAGTTGCTCGACGCGCTCGGTGGCTTCGCGCTGGGTTTGCTGGATCTGGTTGGCCTGGGCTTGTTGCGCCTGTTCGCGTTCGAGGGCGGCGCGGCCCTCGGTCAGTCCACGCTGGTACGCATCCTCGGCCGCTCGTCGTCGGGCTCCCCGGCTCTCACCGTCTGGTGGTGGCTCGGGTCCAGCGATCTCGGGTGCTTCGGATACGGTCGCTGATTCAGGTTCCGGTGCCTGGGCGAGCGGTGCGGGCGTGGGCTCCGGTGCAGCTGGTCGCAGGCTCTCGGGATAGATATCCGTGTGTGGCCCGAGCGCGATTTCGACCTGGCCCTGCGCCGGAGCGTTGCCTTCCGGGCTCGCTTCAGCAGGTGCGCCTGTTTCAGTCGGCGGCGTCTCTGACATGTGCTAGACAGCGCAACTGTACTTCACTTCGATTTCATCTTCAGTGCCACTACTTCCGCGCGCGCCGGCGTATACCACCTGCACAATGCCAATCGGTCCTTGCTTGTGCGGCGCGCCAGCAGACTTGCCACACGAGCATCTTTGCTACATCAATCCACTGGGTTGGCTCTATTACCTGCTACGGCTCAGGGGCCCTGCGTGGCGCTGGCCGCGGCGGCGTTCGCGGCCATCAACTGCTGCAGGTTGCTAGAGCCACTACCCTGCAAGGCTTGCATCAGCGTCTGGCGGTACGTCTGGCTGCGCGCGAGCTCGGCCTGTAGCAGCGCCTGGTTTCCCAGCACGTCGGGCCCATAGCCGAGAACCGGCGCGAGGGCACCGGTGAATTGCATACGCGATGGACCCTGACCCACGGCGACGATATCTCTCAGCACCAGGCGCCCGGCCGCGGCTTGCGCCTGCTGGTCAATGTTGCTGAGGGCGCGCTGCTGCGCGAGCTGGCCCATCTGTTGCCACTGGGGTGAAGCCACCAGCCCGCCGGCGTACTGCTGGATGATCTGCCCGCGGTACTGCTCGAAAGCGCGCTGTTCCTGCGGATTGAGACGGATCTCGCCACGTCCGTACGGCACCGTATCGGGCGTGGCCGCCGGCGCAACACCCGCGGATTGCATCGCCTGAAGCACCGCTGTCGGCTGACCGGCCGCGCTACGCACCGGCGAGAGCTCGCCGAGGCCCTGCAGTGGATTCTGCAGTGGGCGCCCGAGCACGTCCTGTGCGACCGGCAGTCCCTGACGCAGGCCGGGGATGTTCTCAGCAACGCGCTCACCGATGCTCTGCTGAAGCAAGTCGGGCGTGATCGGGCGCACGACTTGACGCTGGTAGGGATCGGTCATCTGGGCGATCGAGCGCACCTCGCCGGAGAAGGGCACCAGGCCACCCAGCACGCTCGAGCCGACCGCAGACGCGGTGCCCATGGCCTTGCCCGCCACGCTGCCAGTCTGCAGGGCATCGTAGAGATTGGCGAACGTGCGCATCGGCGTCGCCGACATCAGTTGCTGGCCGACTTCCGAGATGAGCTGCGAGGCAGCCGCCATACGTGGATCTTCGACCCCGTAGGCGGCTGGACCAGTCGCCGCCTGTTTGGCGCTCGAGGCGTTGTACGCCTGCACGGCGTCGGCATACGCGCCGGCCGTCATCAGTGGCCCTCGCAGCGCGGGCGGCAGATGCTCCCAACTGTGAAACGCCCCGTCGGGGCCGAGGAAACTGTTGGGCTGGTTGCCATTGGCAAGCCAGACCTGGTGCTCGCCAGGGTCGGTCGGCCCGGTACCGGTAATCGTGCCGCCGAGTGCCTTGTTGGCCAGCCACATGCTGAGCGCGGTGCCGAGCAGGTTGTTGGTCAAGCGCTCGCTGAGCGGACCGACGGCGCTGCTCGCGGGCGTGCTGCCCAGGCCGGTCGCGTAGGGACCGCGGCCGACAACCGCTTTGCCAATATCCGCGACCGTGCCGGCCAGACCCACTGGCGTGAACTCCACCATGCGGTTGGCCATCGCCATGCCCATGCGATAGACCGGGAACAGCGCATCACCGACCGGGCCCATGTTGCCCACGAGACGTCCGAGCGCGCCGGTCAGTTGGCCCAGGTCACCGCGCAACGCCGCACGGTCACCCATTGCTTTCACGGTCGCGCTGACCGGTTGAGAAAACTGGTTCTGGAATTCCTGAAACCACTGGGCGCCATTGGCACCAGTCGCCGAGGCGTTGGCACCCGACTCGGCACCGTGCTCCATGCTCTGGATCAGCTCAGACGTGGCGTTCTGGAAGGCGCCGTGAATGGCGCCCATGCCCTCGACCACGCGACCGGCCCAGGTCGCCGCGCCCGGATTGGCGCGCGCGGTGATCGTGTTTGGCCCGTTGAGCGAGTTACGCAGGCCCTGCAGCCAGTTATCTGCCCAATTGACGATGCCCGACTGCGCGCCCAGCAGCCGACCGTGCAGCCGACCGGGCTGGAAACTGGCCAGGTCGCGTACGGTTCCGGTGATTCCGGACAGCGCTGGCGTCAAACTCGCGTTGAAGGCGACATCGGCCGCGGTATTCAGACCGCCGATGATGCCGCCGCGATACGCACCGCGCAGCCAGTCGGAGAGCGGCACATTGCCAGGGCGCGCGACCGCCTGGGCCACCGCGCCTACGTTGGGCATGGTCAGACCAATCATCTGAGCGCGCTGCATCTGATTCGATTCAGCCTGCTGCTCTTCGGGCGTAACCTGGTCACCCTGTCCGGCCAAGCGTTTCTGGAAGGCACTCAGGCCGAGCGCATCTTCCTGCTCCTGCTGAGCGCGAACGCTGGGGTCGAGGATGGTCGGGAAGAGCGCCTCGCGCACAGGATTGACCGCTTGCACGCCTTGCATAAGCGGGTTGTTCATGATGGCGTTGCTGAGACCGCTGGGCTGTTCGGGCGTGCCAAACGCGGCCTCGAGCGGGTTGCCGACGTTCTGCACCGCGTTCATGACGTCCTGCGCCTTGCTCTGCACGGCACCAGTGACGGTCGACAGCAGGTCGGACGCCGGCTGTGTGGCCGGCTGCATGGTGGTCATGGACGTTGAACCCTGCGCGGCGGTCGTCGACTGAGCCAATCCGTCATTCTGGGCGAGCGGATGGTCGGCGAAGATGGCCGCGCGAGCCGCGCCTTGCGACTGCGGCATGGCATTGATCTGGTCGGCGCTCATCCACTCGCTGCCGCCCTTGAGGTCGGTGCCCGAGGTGCCGACGTGGAATTTCCCAGAGTCCGCGTTGTAGCCGTCGAGGTAGTAGTAGTGGCCAGGCGTGTCGATGATGACCGGGTTGCCACCGGAAGCATCGCGACCGACCTGGGCCCAATCAACGCCCTGCGTGGCGTGGGCATCGACACCCATCGCGTTCAGCAGTTGGACTTCGGAGCCAACACCGGCCATGCCCTGGCTGGGATTCCAGCCGACCTGCTGGGCGAGCTGCTTGGCCTCGTCGACGGTCGGATTCCGGCCGTAGGTCTGGGCGAATGCAATCGCCGCGGCGGGGCCACAGAATGAATATGCGTCGCCCGAGCTGAGACCCAGCGCGAACTGCGAGGTGCGTGTAGCGATTTGCGACCTGGCCGCGTCGACGGCGTTGTTGACCGCTGCCAAGCCCTGCTGGGCCGTGCCGCGCACCTGGTCGATGGTCGGTTGCCACTGGCCGACGATGTTCTGGATCTTGCCGACGTAGTTCGGGTCGGTCATGTAGCCGGCGTCTTTGAGGCCCTGGACGAAGTTACCGACG